CGTGCCGAATGGGGCTGAGTTCCCGTTCGTCGTGTACCGCCGGGCGAACATCAGCCGCGAGAGCACGCTGGGCGGCCCGCTTCTGATGCCGGAGGTGAACCTCCAGATCGCCTCTTGGTCGCTGACGCACGACGCCGCCCGCCGGCTGGCTGACGAGGTGCGACTGTCCCTCAATGGTTACACCGGCTCGCTAGGCGGCTGTACAATACATGATATGAGGCTAGTTTCGGAAACGGACGACTACCTCGACCCGTCGGCAGTTGGGGCTCAACTCCCTCCGGCCTACGAAACCAGGCAACTGTATCAGATCAGGTGGACTGAATCGGCCGTCTAACAGACACGCCGAGACAACCGCGCAGGGAGGCGCATCAGCATGGCAACGTCGGCACAAGGGCTGTCGGTCACGTTTGGCGGAAGCGGACTGACCATCACGAGCGTACAGGTCAGTGACACTCAAGACCTCCTCGACGCGACCCACCTTGGCGTTCCCGCAAACGGGAGGCGGATCTTCGTTGGCGGCTTCGCCAGCGACCGAGAGGTCACGGTTGACTACATTTCAAACACCATTCTCTCGGCCGGAGCGTCTGGGGCGCTCACGATCTCCAGCCCGATCAGCATCACCGGCAACGCCACGATCGCCAGCGCGTCGATCGGCGGCAGCGTTGGCGACTTCATTCGAGGCTCGGCGACCTTCCGGGTCGCCTGACGCCTCCACTGGAGGCATAGATGCCGATCTCATCGCAGGGGGCGCAATTTTCGTTCCCTGGCATCAGCGGTTCGTTCACTTCCATCTCGGTCGAAGAGCCGGAGATGGAACTAGTGGACATGACCGGCTGGGACGAGCCATTCGTTGCGGGCCGGGGACGCAAGCGAATTGTGGCGACTGGGGACATGAAGTCCCCAGGCAGGGTCGTCGTGGACTACCTCCGAGAGCCCGGCGGTCTACCTCCGCTGGAGATGAGGGGCGCCTACGGCGACCTTGTCCTGACTGTTCCAGATGGGCTAGGCAGGCGGGAGGTGATCGTATTCAGAAAGGCGTACTTAGCGAGCGCCACAACCGAAATCTCGACCGGGGACATCGTCCGCGGCCGTATTACTTTCCAGATTGACCATACCTACGACTAGAGGTGATGAATGGCCCTTAACAAGGCAAAGATTCTTGCGGCGGAAGACACAAAGGTTTCGGCACCGATCCCGGTGCCTGAGTGGGGCGGCGACGTCTGCTGTAAGACCCTGACTGGAACCGAGAGGGACGCCTTCGAGGAGTCTTACTCCGAGAACCGCATGAAGCAGTTCCGCTCTCGGTTTCTCGTGCTGACGCTCTGCGACGACACGGGCGTCCGGCTGTTCGCCGACAGCGACTCCGAGGAGCTTGGCAAGAAGTCGAGCGTGGTTCTCAACCGCGTCTTTGAGGCTGCGTGGAAACACAACGCCTTCACCAACGAGGCAGTAGAAGCCTTGGGGGAAGGTTCACCCGAAGGCCAGAGCGACGATTCTACTTCCGCCTAGCTCTGGCCCTCGGGATGACAGTTCGCCGGTTGCTCTCTGAGATCGACAGCGAGGAGTTAAGCGAGTGGTATGCGTATGACCAGCGGTGGCCGCTACCAGACGGCTGGCAGCAGACAGCCCGGCTCTGCCGGGTCGTGATGGCCGCCAGCGGGAACTACAAGAAGCCAGACATACCGGACGAGGCAGTGTTTATCCCGACGGCGAAGAGGCCGACGCAATCGACCGAGCAGATGATCGCCGAACTCATGAAACTCAAGAAGTGAGCCGCCAAGGATGGCAAACGGGTACATCGGTAAAATCTCGGCGGTCGTCACGGCGAACACGTCGGACTTGTCGAGGAAGCTGGCCGGCTCTGTCAAAGACGTAGACCAGTTTGCCAACCGACTGGCTGCTTCGGTCGAGCGGTCGTCACAGCAGGCTCAGAACTCGCTCAACAACATCTTCACGCCGCTTCAGCGGCTGGAGCGAAGCCTTAGGGCCGGCGTTCAGAACAATGTCTTCAAGCGGGACAACGTCGATCAGTACGTCAGGAGCGTCAGGCAGGCTGTCAGCATCTCGGAGCAGATCAACAAGCCACTGGCGGGCGGCGCTTCTGCGTTTCAGAAGCTATCCTTAGAAGTCCAGGCCGCCTTCCTCCCAGCGCTCAATCGGGCGCAAGGGGCGGTAGTGAACCTGTCCACCACGCTCCAGCAGCAGGGCAGTGTCTCTGAGCGCACGTTCGGCCAGGTTGAGCAGGTTGTCAACAGGACGACTGCGGCGATTCAGAGGCTCGCGCAAGCGCAGCAGATAGTCGCCTCGGGGCCGTCCTCATCATCGCTTGCATTTGCCGCCCCTCGCGTGTCTCAGTCGCTTCAGGCGTCTGCCGCTGTTCGCCAGCAGGCATCGCAGCTGCCAGCCTCACAGCTTTCTGCTGGCGGAGTAACCCGTCAGGTTGCGAACCTAGAAGCCGTCGAGCGCCGGATCGTTCAGACGCAAGCCAGGCTTGAGTCTGTTCAGGCTAGGCCGCGAGTGGACTCCACTGAGCTAGCTGCGGCACAGAAAGAACTTGACCGACTACTGGCTGGCGCAGAGCGGATCAGGGCTAGCATCCAGGTCAGGTTTGATGCTAAGTCTGCAATCGCCGATGCCAAGGCACTAATCGCGTCGTTCAAGGAGATCCGCAGCCAGCAGGAATTCAGGTCAACGGGGCGGTTTCAGAACATTGAGCAGGCCAAGGAGTCGCTGCAACAGGCCATTGCCTTGCAGGAAAAACTGACGTCCGGCCAGCGCGCGGCGATCCAACCATCCGTCGCGACTGCCATAGACGCCGTCGAGTCCGCATCAGCGTCTGGTGACCCTGGCGATCTCGCCGCCGCGCAGGCCGCCATAGACAAGGTCACTGCTTCGGCCCAGTCTGGCATTAAACTTAACCTGCAATCTGAGGAAGCACAGAAGGCGGCGAACGACCTTGACGCGAAGATTTCACAGATCAAAGAGAACGCTGCCTTTGTCGTTACCGGAACTCCTCAGAACTTTGATCAGGTTCAGTCTGAGCTAAACCGCGTTCTGGAAACTCTTGAAAGGCTCAGCCCAGCCGAGAGGGGCGGCTTGGGATCGCAGATCGACGCGGTGATAAACCTTGTTGGGAAACAAGACCTTGACGGCGCCGTAAAAGCCCTGGACACGCTCCGTCTAAAGGCGGGCGACACGATCGACATCAAGGTGGAAGCCGACGCGGCCACGTCAAGGATCGACTCTCTTTCCAACACATGGCAGAGAGCACTTAGCGGCATCCCGGCCAGCGCAAAAGAGATTGACTCAGAGTTTCAGTCGCTTGCCAATCGAATTTCGCGGCTTGACATCGGCGGTCGCGTTCAGCTTGATAATCTGGTTCAAGATTTTCAGGCAAGCGTCAAGGCCGGCGATCCTCTTATTAAGCAGTATCAGAAGCTGCTAGCGCTTGCTAGCGCTGTCGATAAGGTTGACGGCAGGGGGTTGCGAGCAACAGGCGATGTCACCCGCGGCGCTTTTGGAAACGCATCGCTCGCTATTCAGCAAGCCACTTTTGCGGTTGACGACTTTTTCAGCGTCACGGGAGGTCTTGATCAAAGAATTCGAGCAGCCGGAAACAACATCTCAGAGAATTCACGGTGGCAAGAATCCGGGCAAAAGCCATTTTTCCTGCGGGAGTCTGATTAACCAGGTGAGCGAGTACGAACCCACTCACGACGCCGAGCACGGCAATAACGAATTTTCCCATATCGTTTCCTCTCCCCCTCAGACTAGAACACCGGGTGTGGTGGTGGCAGTGGAGATGAGCCCACTGCCACCTGGAGAAAACTATCGAGCTGCGTAGTACTCCACCACAAGCTGAACTTCACAGGTCACGGGGACCTCGGAACGCTTGGGTCGACGGACCAGGACTGCCTGAAGCTTGTCGATTTCGACCTCGAGATAGCTGGGCAGTGGAGGAAGAACGTCCACGTGGGCTCCAGCGGCTGCAACCTGGAAAGGTTCCATCTCTTCGCTGCGGGGCTTGACGTGAATCATCGAACCGGCCTTTACGCGGAACGAAGGACGATCCACGAGCTGACCATCAACCAGGATGTGACGGTGCACGACCATCTGACGAGCCTGAGCAGTGGTGCGGGCAAAACCAGAGCGCAACACCAAGGCGTCGAGACGCATCTCGAGGAGCTCTACGAGGTTTTCACCGGTTAGACCCTGTGCCTTGCGAGCTTCTTCGAAGACCCGACGCAACTGGGCTTCACGGATTCCGTACTGAGCCCTTAGACGCTGCTTCTCGCGCAGACGCACAGCGTAGTCACTGTCGGTCTTGCGCTTG